GGTTGCCGAGGCACCCGAGGCCGAGCAGGTCCCGGAGGTTGCCGAGGCACCCGAGGCCGAGCAGGTCCCGGAGGTTGCCGAGACCGCACCCAAGCGTCGTAAGCGCTGATCGGTCATGCCTCATCCGACGCTGGTGACGACGTGGCCTGCCGGCAACGACCTGCGTTCGTGGCTGTCTGAGAACGGCGTCAGCGCCCAGATGAATGTGGAGCTCGTCGACGAGGTGATGGCCGATGCCTCGGCGAAGGTGTACGAATCGATCGACCCGGGCAAGTTGCCTGTCGACGTCGACCAATGCCCTCGGACGGTGGCGCGAGCGATCGTGCTCGAAGCGGCCCGGCTGCTGTACCGACGGCAGTCGGCGCACGGTGTCGCAGCGTTCGGTGATGTTGCCATACGTCTACGGACCGCTGATGTCGACGTCGAGAAGCTGCTGCAGCCCTACATGCTGGAGTCCGACCCGTGATGCTGACCGCTGCGCAAGAGCAGCTCGCTGCACATCTGCGTGGCTCTGTGGACGCTGACCCCATCGCTGCTCTGGTCCCAGCGAACCCTGTCGCGTGGGCCGGCTACGTGTGGCCCGCGTCGAAGTGGATCGCCAGCCTCGATGACGATTCGTCGTTCTGTCTCCGTTTCGAGGTCGGGCTCGTGTTCGACCTGGTGGCAGGGGTGACCGATCTTGCTCAGTCGCAGCGGTGGCTGAATGACCGCGTCGAAGAAGCATTGATGTCGTTCGCCGCCGGTGTCGAAGTGCTCCCTGGGGAGCGCATCGAACCCTCCGGCGCCCAGATCGTCGGCCTCGTGCGCACAGACGGCGCCGAGCTGCTCGTCGCCCGTATCGATTTCACCCCGTTCACCCTGGAGGTCGAATGACCACACGTGCCAAGTACCTCGCCGCCACCGATTTCAGTGTGGCCGGCCACCATTTCCCGGTTGGCGATGACGTCGTCGACCCTGTCGTGCTCGACGCCGTTCTCCGTTTCGGTGACCGGTTCGTGTCGACCGAGACCCGTCGTGCCCGCAGGGCCGCCGAAGCCGACGCCATCCCGGCAGAGGACCAACCCCCCACCATCACCACGGAGGAATCCCCATGAGCGCAAAGCGTCTCTACAAGCCGTCGATCCTGCTCAACGCCGTCGAGTACCAGTGCAAGATTCGCAGCGTCTCACTCGAGCCCGGCGAACACATCAACTACTGCGAGCAGGAATGGACGTTCTCCGCAGAGATCGAGCTCGGCTACGGAGCGGCCGAGTCCTGGACGCTACTCAACGCGTTGCGCGACACGATCGTCCCCGTCGTCCTCAAGCCAGAGGATGCTGTGGTTGGCGCCACGAACCCGTCCGCAACGTTCCAGATCCGGATGCCGGCGGTCCCGTTCATCACGTCGGCACCGAAGAATGACCGGATGACGTTCACCCTCGAGTCGACGACCGAGGCCGAGCCCGTCTTCGCGGTCATCTGATGACGCTGCTTGCACCTCAACTCGTCGACGTCGACGGCGCCACCATCACGTACGCTGCGGCGTCAGCGTCGGATACGTTCGTGCCTGACGTCCGGGGTGTGCTGCTGTATCGCACGGCCGGCACGGCGTCGAACCTCACCATTGTGGTTCCGGGCAACAACGAGCACGGCCAGGCGAAGCCTGACCCGGTCGTAGCGCTCGGCGCGACGGTGGCGGTCGGGATCGCAACAGCGAGCTACCGGTCGAACACTGCTTCTGACGGCACTGTCACGATCACGGCGTCGTCGGTCACCGCGTTGACGGTCGCTTACGTGGTCGTCTAGGCCTAGGCACGTCGTGACCTCGACCAAGATCCGCGTCGATGGCGGCCGAGAACTACGTCGCCAGCTCAAGGCGTTCCAGTCCGGCATCGACGGGCTCAAGGAGATTCACCGCGACACCGGCGAGCTGGTCGGCCGCGAAGCGGCCCGGCTGGTTCCGGTCCGCTCGGGTCTGCTCAAGTCGACGATCCGCGCCGCCGGCCAGGCATCCGGCGCCGTGGTACGTGCAGGGTTCGGTCGCGTCCCGTACGCCGGCCCGATCCACTTCGGCTGGCCGTCGCACAACATCTCGCCGACACCGTTCCTGTACGACGCGCTCGACGCACGCCACGACGAGGTGATCGACATGTACGAAAAGCGTGTCGACGGATTGATCAAGAAGTACGACCTCGACTGAGGTCGTCACAACCCCAGGGGGAACCCAATGAAGCTGAGACTGCAGATCCTCGCCGAGGACGGCACCGCCTCCGAAGTCGTGGTGCGCCCGCTCACGCAGGTGGCGCTCGAGCGCGAGTACAAGATGTCGATCACCGAGGCGAACGGCGCCGAGCACATGTACTGGATGGCCTGGCACGCCTCCGGGGCGCCCGGCAAGTACATGGACTGGCTCAACGGGGTCGACGACGTCACCCCGGTGGAGGACGAGGACGTCCCTTTGGTCGAGAGTCCACCACCTGGCGACTCGTTGCCGTCGCCATCGAATCCGGTGCCGGACTCAGCTTCGACCAGCTGAGCGAGGACGACGACCTACTCGACGCCGCAGAGGACTACCTCGTGTGGCGCGCCGAGCAGCAGAAACGCAAGAGCCGGTGAACGCGAGGGGGTGACGGCATGGCAAAGAAGAGCGTGATCGAGGTCAAGATCCTCGGCGACAACTCGAACCTGTCGAAGGCCCTCATCTCGTCCCAGGGGCAGGTCAGCTCATGGGCCGGGAGTGTCGCCAAGTTCGGCGCGATGGCCGCAGCGGCAACCGTCGCAGCAGGAGTCGCCGTCGGAGTCGGCCTGTTCAAGGTCGGACAGTCGTTCGACAAGGAGTTCGACAAGATCCGCACAGGCACCGGCGCCACCGGTGACGCACTCGCGGGCCTCGAGGGTTCGTTCAAGAACGTCCTCAAGACGGTCCCGGCGTCGTTCGGTGACGCCGGCACCGCGATCGCCGACCTGAACACACGCCTCGGGTTGACCGGCAAGCCCCTCAAGAACCTCGCCGGGCAATTCATCAACCTGTCGAGGATCACCGGGACCGACGTCAAGCAGAACGTCGACGACATCACCAGCGTGTTCGGCGACTGGGGCATCGCCACCGGCGATCAGACGAAGTCGCTCGACGCGATCTATCGGGCGTCTCAGGCGTCAGGGATCGGCATCAACGACTTGTCGTCGTCCGTCGTCCAGTTCGGCGCCCCGCTCCGCAACCTCGGCTTCGGGTTCGACGAGTCGTTGGCGTTGCTCGCCCAGTTCAACAAGACCGGTGTGAACACCGAGACGGTGTTCGCCGGATTGAAGGCCGGTGTCGGCAAGCTCGCCAAGGCCGGCGAAGACGTCCCGGCCACGTTCCGTCGTGTGGTCGACGAGATCACCAAGATGGGCCCAGGCACCGAAGCGACCGCGCTCGCGATCGAACTGTTCGGCCAACGTGCCGGGCCCGACCTGGCCGACGCGATCGCCGGCGGGAAATTCTCCGTCGATGAGATGCTCGCTGCCGTCGCCGGCGGATCGGACACGATCAACGGTGCCGCCGCGGACACGGCGGACTTCGCCGAGAAGTGGCAGCTGTTCAAGAACCGTATTCTCGTCGGCCTACAACCGTTGGCGACAAAGGTGTTCGACGGTGTCGGCAAGGCGATGGACAAGCTCGGCCCGAAGGTCGAGCCGATCATCGCCTGGTTCTCCGACAAGCTCCCGTCCGCGGTCGCCGCCGTCCAGCGGGTGTTCGAGTCGGCCTGGCCGAAGATCCGTGCAGCGATCTCGGACGTGTTCGACTGGCTCGTCGCAAACGCCTGGCCGAAGGTCAAGGCGGTGTTCGACGGCATCGTCACCGCCGCACGCGAGGTCTACGACTTCTTCAACAACAACCGCAACGCGCTGGTGGGTGCTCTCGTCGCTATCGGTGTGCTGTTCGCAGCGTGGGCCGTCTCGGCGGCCGCTGCGGCCGTCGCCACGCTCGCCGCGTCGGCGCCACTGATCGCTGTTGCGGCCGCTGTTGTGGGCCTTGGCGTGGCGTTCGGTTGGGCGTATCAGAACGTCGGGTGGTTCCGTGACGCCGTTGATGCGGTCGCATCGTTCTTCGTCGACACGGTGTGGCCGGTCTTGCAGGACACGTGGCGGATCATCGTCGAGGTCGTCGGTGCGATCGTGTCGACGGTCCGTGAGAACTGGGACACGATCAAGGCGATCACGTCCGCTGTGTTCGAAGCGATCCGGGGCTACCTCGAGACGATCTGGGACACGATCTACGGCGTCGTCAAGGGCTACATCGAGATCATCCGCGGTGTCATCAAGACTGTCACGTCGCTGATCAAGGGTGACTGGTCCGGTGTGTGGGACGGCATCAAGCAGATCCTGTCCGGCGCGTGGGATGCCATCAAGGCGGTCGTGTCCGGAGCGATCGAGGTCGTGAAGGGCTACCTGTCGGTGGCGATGGGCATCATCTCCGGTGCCTGGTCGACGGTGTGGGGCGGCATCAAGTCGACGGTGTCGGACACATGGAACGGCATCACCGGGTTCGTGTCATCCGGGATCGACACGCTCGTCGGGTTCATCACCGGTCTGCCCGGTCGTGTCGCCAGTGGCATCGGGTCCGGGTTCAACGCTCTGTGGGAGAACTTCAGGTCGGTGATCAACCGGATCATCGACGGCATCAACTCGGTGCAGCTGCCCGGCGTGACGATCGGTGGCTGGGACCCACCCGGTCCGGGCCCGAAGATCCCGTCATTCACGACCCCGACGATCGACCCGTTCCCGTACATCCCGCGGTTCCACTCGGGCATTGATCGGGTTCCGGGCCGCCCAGGCAGTGAGATGCTCGCGATCCTTGAGGCCGGCGAGCGGGTGACTCCCGCGAGAGAAAACCGTCAGCGCAGCGATGTTGGCGACGTCTACTACATCAACACGAAGGACGATCCTCATGCGATTCGTTCAGAGTTGGAGCTGATGTCCTGGGTGGCGAGGTCGCGCTGATGGACATCTACACAGCCTCGTTGCGCGGTGTCATCACTGGTTGCGGAACTGAGTACAAGTGGGCTCAGTTCCCGAGCGGTCTGATGACGTCTGAGTATCGGACGAACCGCTTGATGGTCGGTGACGCCTGGGGCGTCCGCCCGTCGGGCGCTGACCAGATGCCGTCGAAGATGGTGACGTTCGACATCAACATCAATCAGCCGGCCAATCCGGCATTGACGGAGTTGCTGCTCTCCGACTTGGCGGAATCGTGGGCACCGGTGGAGTCGGGAGTGATAGCGCTCGCGATCTCAACCAACGCGGGCGAGCGGGTGATGTTTGGCCGACCGGTGTCATTCGCCGGTGACCTGAGCGAGATACGTTTCGACAAGGCCCGGGCACGGTGTGTGTTCGAGGCGACCGATCCTCGCCTTTTCGGTGCGTCGGTGTCGTCGATCGTGTTGGGTTTGACGGCTGGTGGCGGGTTGACGTTCCCGATGACGTTCCCGTTGACGTTCGGTGCCGGTTCCGATTCGGACGGCTCCGCGGTGAATGCGGGGAACACGTCGACGCCGTGGACGGCAACGATCGTCGGGCCGGTGACGACTCCTCGGATCACGTTGGGTGAGACCGGCGAGTACGTCGAGTTGGACGGTGTTGTCCCGTCGGGGTCGACACTGATCGTCAATTCAGATGATCAGTCGGTGCTGTTGGATGGTTCGCCTCGCCCGTCGTGGCAGACGTTGCTTTCACGCTGGTGGACGTTGCCGCGCGACACATCGACGATCCGTTACCGGGCCGCTTCCGGCTCTGGTTCTTGCACGTTCGCCTGGCGATCCGCCTGGCTCTGAGAGAGGACACCCCGTATGGCAATCATCTCCCCGGCGATCGGCGTCCAGTCCGGTTCACACTCTGCGTTGGCGTTCCGGCAGTTGGCTGCGGCTTCGCTCGGCATCGTCGTCGAGACGTTCGTGAACAGCGTCACCGCCGTCACCCCAGGTCACGGTCTGTCCCGCCTCGGCGACCTCGCTGTGACGCAGAACGGGACACCGAACATGAGTGTGAACGTCGCGAAGGGCTCGGCGTTGATTACCGGCAACTCGGTGCTCGCTCAGGGTGTGTACGCGGTCACGAACGACGCAACGGTCAACTTGGCGATCGCGACCGCTGATGCGACGAACCCTCGTCGGGACCTCGTCGTAGTGCAGGTGCGTGACAACACCACCGACGCTTCGGGCTTCAACGATGCCCGCCTGTTCGTCGTGACCGGTACTCCGGCTGCGTCTCCTGTCGACCCGGCGATCCCGGCCGGGTGCCTGGTGCTCGCTCGGGTCGCTGTCGCTGCGCTGGCGACGTCGATCGTGAACGCCAACATCACGATGCTGGCGCAGGTCCGTCTCGTAGCTGGTGGTCAACGGATGGCTTGCTACTTGGAGCACAACGTCGCTCAGCCAGTTCCGAATCTGACTGTGACGGCGCTCACGTTCAACACGGAGGTGTACGACGTCGGCGACCTGCACGCACCCGGCGACCCGACGAAGATCACGATCCCGACAGGAGGAGACGGACTCTGGCTCATCCAAGGCTGGTCGTCGTTCTTCGCGGTGACCGGTGGAACCTACCGTCAGCAATGGTTCAAGAAGAATGGTGGAGCGACGCCCATCTTGGCGTTGTCCACGTTCTACCCCAGCGCGACGGTCACCGGTGCGAATCATGGGTCGCTCTGCCTTCGCCTGGTGGCCGGTGATTACCTTCAGATGGTGGTTGCTCAAGATACTGGAGCGGGGCAGAACGTTCAGGGCACGAACTCGGCTGGTGGACTGATCGGTTTCCAGGCGACGCGAATGGGCGACTGATGAGTGAGTGGCGGTTCCTCGCGTACGACCTGCGTACCAGTGCGTTCCTGATGGAGTTGCCGGTCACTGGCTGGTCATCGTCTGACCCGCTGTCCGGTGTTGGTTCGTGGTCGGCGCAGGTCAAGCTCGACGGTGCTGCTGCCACGTCAACGACGGCTCGTCGTACGTCGGTTGCCGATTCGACCCGCAAGGGGCGCACGTTGGTGGTTGCTGAGCGTGATGGTGTGCCGGTGTTTGATGGGATCATCTGGGCTCGTCGTTACTCGGCGAGTGATCGGATTTTGCAGTTGGCGGGGGCGAACCTGTCGTCGTATTTCGATCATTGGGACATCACCACCGAGCTCGGCCCGTTCTACGACGTCGAGCAGTTCACGATCTTCCGGGCGATGGTCGCCGCGGTGCAGGCCGCCCCGGCCGGTGACATCGGCATCATCGTCGACTCGGGGAACTCTGGTGTGGTGCGGACCCGTACGGAGTACACGGCGTACAGCTCGAAGAAGTTCGGTGCGTTGATGCGTGAGCTGTCCGATGTGCAGTCCGGGTTCGATTTCTCGTTCCGGGTCGAGTACGAGGCGGGTGTGCCGGTGCGTCGTTGCCGACTGTTCTACCCGCGTCGTGGCCGTGATCTGACCGCCACGAACCTGCGGTTCTATGCCCCCGGTAACGCAGTGCTGTTCGACGTCGACGAGAACGCATCGGACATGGCCACAACGGTGGTGGCGTTGGGTGCCGGTGACGGCGCCGACATGCTGATTTCGTCGGCGTCACAAACCGATCTGATCGCCGCCGGATGGCCCGGGTACCGTCAGACCAGGGCGTACAAGGACGTGTCGAAGCTGGTCACGTTGGGCGAGCACGCCAACGCCGACGTGGCCCGCCTGTCCGGGGTCGATGACGAGAACTACACGGTGCAGGTCGACCCGAACTCGACGTCGCAGCCGTTCGGTGCGTGGACAATCGGTGACGACTGCAACCTGATCGTGGCCGACGACCCGCTGTATCCGGCGCAGACCGACGGCTCACCCGGTCTGGTCGCGACAAGACGGGTGATGCAACACGACTGGCGTGTGTCGGGTTCGTCGGAGGAACTGTTCGTGACATTGGGTCGCAAGGTGGTTCCGTGATCGATCCAATGGAACAGTTGACGCAGCAGCTCGTCAACATCGACGGCCGTCTCCGCAACCTCGAGGGCGGCACCCGTGTCGGTCTCGGCAATCTGCGTTCGGTGTGGGGGACTGCTGCTGCGGATCCGACGGTGTTCGGTTCGTTCGAGTCTGGGCCGGTCGGCTCCACCTGGGCCGACGATCGTGGCAACACCGGCACCGGCTACCCCTCGCTGACGATCGTCAAC